TATGACCTGATTCCATTTTAGAATATCCAGGAGGATAAACTATTAGTTGTACTGGATACAAAGCAGTTCGATCATTTACCCATTTATCCCTGGAGACTATATTATTTTCATTAAATATTATTTCCTTATCTAATTTAGTTTGTAAAACTTCATTTCTATCTTTTAATTCTTTTCTTGCTTCTTTGTATCTCTTTCCCCTCTTAGTAAAAATATTTCCTCTTGGTATGGATGCACGTTCATTTACATTTTTTTGTATTTCGCTTTCTAAATTTGATATAGATTCTTCATATATTTGTATACCATCATTCCAATCATTATAATATGCGTTATTTTCTAAATCTATTAAACTATTATCATGTTCACCTCCATGATGAAATGAAGGTGGAGACATACGTTGAGCTAATCTTTTAGCATCACATTCAGGACAACCAGAACCTACAGTACCACCCCTTTTAAAAGATGGTGGTACATTTCCTCCTCTTTCAAAATCTGGCCACCAATCAGGTATATATTCTTGTATCTGTCGTTCTCCCCATTCCCACCAACTCTCTTCTTCTTCTTCTTGAATAGGATCATCTTCTGATTCAGAAACTACTGGTATTAAATCTCCCCTTTTTGATTGTATTATATCAGAATCTTGGTGATCTGTAGATAGTGTATTAAGATTTTTTCCAGACAGATCTGTATAAATTGTTTTATATAATTCGTTTTGATCATTAATTCCTTGTAAATAATTTTGATAATTTTGATCTCCTGTAAAAGTTGTATAAAATAAATTACCGAAATTTTTATTAGATTTATCAGTTACAAATAAATCATCTAGATTCCAAGTTGCATACTGATAAGGCAATCCATATTTTCGATATTCTGTAGGATCGTCAGATGCTAAAAACCTAATATTTGACATAATTCTGTCAGGATTATACCCTTTATCAATTTGGGTTTGTATAAAATTTTCAGCATGTTTACGTCCTTTATCTGTAGAGAAATCTAAAGGGATTCTACCATCCCTTCCATTATAAAACATACCTCCTTGATAAGATATAGCATGACTAGGACCATCTCCTGGACCTGAATGTATACCCATAATATTTCCTATTTGCATCTGGTTACCGAAGAAATTAGACAGAGCTGTTGGATCAAGTACCATATTACCATCACCGTCTTCTACAAGAAAATCATTACGATTAATTGTATGTTGTTGAAACCCAGCATTTTTATAGTTTTGTTCTTCCTGTTTTCCTTTTACTGTTCCTGTATCCCCCCAAAATTTTAGATGAGACATAGCAGACATCTTATTTGTATTAGCATTTATAGGAGCTCCTCCAAAGTAGGGACTGTTTTTATCTTTAATAGCTAAATTCCAAGCTTCTATAGAATTTTGTAACATATTAGTACTAGCTGTTATACAGGTCATATTATCACCACACCCAGCTACATTAACATGAGATTTATCATAAATCACCATATTATTATATGCTACTTTTTTTAAAAAATCAGATCTTTTATCTAGATCTCCACCAAAATCAGGAACTGGCCACATTTCGCCCGATGATCCATAAAATAATTGTTCTCCTGTAGCAGTTACAAATTGACCTCTAATTCTACTAGGTTCTACTAAATTAGTATCCTTAGCAAATGTCTGTTGTAATCGTCCACGAGTACCTACCTCTTCTATAACATAACCTTTTTGTTGTATTTTTTTTTGATCTTCCTCACTTAAAATATCCTCTGGCCATTGTCCTAAAATTCTACCACTTGACGTAGGAGCTTCTTTTATATCTTCTTCTGTTGTATAACCAGTATTTAGATAAAAATCTGTTCCTTGAGCAATAGAATTTGAATAAAATTGTTTTTGGAAATTTTCAAATGTAGCTAAAGGAGCTTGACTAACCTCTTGTAATTGTGACATTAGTAACTTTTTCTCGTTATCTGAAAGAGTTCCTTCTTTATATTTTGAAATTAAATTTTCTAAATCATTAGAAACTATAGTACCATTAGCATAAGATCTAGAAGAATTTTTCTGATTATTATATTGTTGTAATAAATTCACTATCTTATAGGTATTCCTAAATTAACAGCTCCTTGCCATCCTGTATTTGGATTATATCCTCCAGTTAAACCAAGTTTTCCATAATGTCCATAACCACCAAACGTATATCCTTGATCTCCTAAAATATCTTTTTTAGCAAAAGTACCAATTCCCCACTTTAATGGATCTCCTCTTCTTCCTCTTAAATAATTTGCAAAACTTCCAGCATCACCAACCTCACCTTCATATCCTAACGATGCAATAGCGTTTGCATAAGGTGTAATAGTTGGATCCATATTCATCTCATCCCCAACAAAATCTGAAAGTTTAATACCACTTAATGTTGCTCCTGCATTTGCTCCTAAATATCCTTTAATACCTTCTTGTCTTTTACCAGGATTAGGATTAAGTGTATAACCAGCATAACCTCCCATACCGATACCAGTATTATTTATATCTAATTTTGGACCAAAAGAAAGATTATGTTTAGGTAAAAAACTTCTTTGTTGACAGTTTGCATAACATTTACCATTCAAGTCATATAATGGTCCTGCTAAAGAAAATCCAATATTAGGTGATTTTTTTGTCGGATCAGTTGTCGTTTTAGTTCCATTTTCATATGATGGAACTTGGTTTCTTTTTCCAAGCATTTTTAGTGTATTCATTATTTTTTATTTTTTTCTTTATCTTTTTTTTGAACATCTCTAGATTTTATATCTAATTCTTTACGCTTAAGATCTAATTTTTGTTGTTCTATATTATTTTTTTCTCTTTTATTTTCAGCTTCTTGTTTAAACTTTTCAACTTCCATAATATCAGGAATTTTATTTCTATTAAGATCTAAAGCTCTTTGTTGCCCTAATTCTTTCATTCTAGCTATTTCTAATTTAGTAGCATTATCTTCATCAACTTTATATTTATCTAACATCATTTCTTGTCTTTCTTGTTCTTGTTTAGCTTGAGCCATACGTTCTTGAGATTCTTGTTGTGATTGTTGCATTTGTTGTTCTTGAGCTTTACGTTGTTCTTCAGCTTTTTCTAATATAGTTTTAAGTTCGGATGTTGAATTAGTAGAGAACATCTTAATAACATCAGATAATTCAGCACGTTGATTTTGAAGAGCAGCTTGAGCTAATTGACGTAACACCATAAATGTTTCTTGGTCTTTACCAGAGTCAGATACAAATATACCATATGAAGAATTAGTAAATATATCTGGATCTATACTAAGCATTTGAACACTCATATCATCTAATACATATTGTATTTTTTTAGATTGTTTTTTACTTCCAGAAGTTTGTTCATCTAAACTCCAAGCTACTTTAGCTGTTTCTATTAGTGATTCAAGTACAGCTTTTTTAACACCATTATGAGTACTAAATAAATCTTCTGTAATATGAGATGATTGTACAATAGCTTGTTGTGAGGTACCTAATCCTTCTCTAGGCCCCATTTGTCCTTCTCTTTGTTTAGTAACACCAGCAACTTCACCACTTTGCATTTCTAAATATTCTAATAACTGTATTTTTTGTTGTACAGTTTGAGCCATAGATAAATCTACTGCTTGCCATTGATTAAAAGAATGAGGTTTTCCTCTATTACCTTCTTCATGAGGATTAACCCAAGCGATACCCATAGCGTCAAAATAATACATCCATTTTTGCATATCCATTCCAAGATCACTAGGTATCTGATTAATATCCGCTAAAAACTTTTTACCTTTATCAGAAGCTAAATCCATTTCTAATCTATACATAATAATATTATACATATATTGATATGGTTTAATTCTATCTATAACTGAAACAGATCTAGAATTAAGATTATTATAAGCTATTCCTATATAACCTAATTTACAACTATACAAATTATCAAGATCTTTATATTGATTTGGCTTAGGTCTTATATTAACATATATACCACCTTCTATTTTAGTACCTTCCCATATCTCAGGTATCCATTCCCATTTTATTTCTATATCACCTTTAGCTTCATCTTTTACATATGTATCATCTACTATAGTTTCTTGTGGTACTCCTTTATCATCTATAAATTTTAAAAAACCTAATTTACGTAAAGATCTCCATTCACAATGAACCACTCTAATATATTCAGAACTTGCTTGTCCATCACTAGTACCAAAATTATCTAAATCAAATGTATCAGAATGATCATATGAAAATTCACCAAATGTCTCATCAATTATATGATTAGCTCCAGTTACTCCTGTATCAGAATATAAATCTTTAATTTGTCTATCTGTTAGGTATTCTCCAAAAGTATCTATCACAGATCCTGGAGTCATTCTCATAATATATTTTGCCCATTGACCATCTTGTATATAGTCTAAATCTGGATCTTTATCGTAATCAAAATATAAAGGATTAACAGTTCTCATGGTAGGTTCACCATTTACAATACCTGTCCAATAAATTTCTTCACCAGCAATTAAAGCATGTTTCCATCCTTTACTAAATTTTTCTTTTACTTTTTCTTTTCTTATTAAATAATCTAATATTTGTTGTCCTTGTATTTCTCTAGATCCAACATAATCTCTCTTCATATATTCTTCTATTTCTGGAGGAGTCATGGATCGTTGAATCTGTTGAAGTTGCTGATCCATTTGTTGTTGAGCTTCTGGTGTCATAGATTCTTGCGGAACATTAGCTTGCATTTTTTCTGCTTCTTGAGCTACCATAGCATTAACTCTAGACATGATA